GGAGTTGAAACGAACAGGGTTGTGAATGGCAAGGTTGCGGTTCCAAGTTCTGTGACTGGCGGAAAGTTTTTCAGCATCCAGATTTATGGAAAAAGAAACGGACAGCTTGTATCGACAAATAAGCTATTCGTTGACCAGACATGAGGTAAATACACATGCCAAGTATAGAAGAATTACTAAACGAAGCAGAATCGCATATGGCGGCACAACCAGTAAATGACGTACTGGAAATAAACCCAGAAACGCGAGAAATCAGCATACCAGATTCTGAAATCATTCTCGGTGTTGAAACTGACCAAAAGGCAGAGAGAAAATATTTCCATTGCCCCAAGATTGTCGGAAACAATATTGATTTATCTGCACTTGAGTTGTATGTGGTATTCCAAAATGCAAGCAATAAGGAAGAGGGAAAAGACCGATATCATGTCACGGATGTTAAAACCACATCTGACGGATATATAACTTTTTCATGGGAATTATCTGCAAAAGTTACTTCATATAAGGGTGACGTTCAGTTTGTCGTGTGTGCAATCAAAACCGATTCTAGCGGTGTGAAGCAGAATGTATGGAATACAACGATTGCGATCGGAAAATGTCTGATTGGATTATCTTCAGATATGTCTGCATCAGAAGAACAGAGTGCATCTGACCTGTATACACAGTTGATTTCTGAATTGAACAGCACTGCATCTGCAAAGCTGTCAGAAGTTACAAATCAGATTCAGACGGTTGGAAACAATCAAGTTTCAAATGTAAACAGTGCAGGAACAACACAGGTAAACAACGTACAAAACAAAGGTACAGAAGTATTAGCATCTATCCCAGATACCTATACGGAATTAGATGCATCTGTAAAGAAATTAAATGAGCAAATAAGAGGAAAAGCACCGGTAATAGTTGAAAAAAAGTCTGGAAAGCCTGTATCAGTCTCTGACAGTGCAGAAATGCCGTTGCAAGGATTGAGGCTGTATGGAAAGAGTTTGCAGGAGACGACAACAGGGAAGAATTTAAGTAGCATTAAAAATTGCCAGTTGTCTACTAATATGGTTTCAAGTGATATTGTTCCGTGGACAAAAAAAGATAGAATTTATTTTCAATGTGATACCGAAAATGTTGATGGTTCGAAAATATATGTATTATGTAGATATTATAACGAAAGTAAAATACGTGTTGGAGCAAATGGTACGATTTTACTAGCAGATGGAACAAGAAAAGAAATAAGTTTTAGTGGTTTGGGCGCAAGTTATCACGGTGGTAATGTTGATTTAACCACGATTGAATATGTTAATATTGAAATTGGTTTGTCAAGCGCATCTACTGCGGCTTCCTCTATTGATAACATTATGGTATGTGACGAAGAAAATCTTCCATTCGAACCCTATACAGGTGGTAAACCCTCACCAAGTCCAGAATATCCACAAGAGATAGCGAGCATCGGTGAAAATGGAAGTATTGGCGTTGAGATTACCGGAAAGAATTTGCTGGGTTTATTTGATTTTCATAAATGTTATGTTAGTGAAACAAATAAATTTGTTTCAAATAGTAGTTCGGTTTCTTATTCGTGCGAAACGAAAAAACTTCCAGAAAAAATTATTTTATCTGGAAATAATATCAACAGAAACAACATCTCTTATACGAATAAAAAACCAGAAACAGGCACATTGTTTGACATCGTAAATGTTAAAGAAAATCCTATAACTATTAAAAAGGAATATGAATATATTAATATTCACATTGCTTATGGAAGTGTTCCAGACAATGTACAAATCGAAAAAGGAACAGAAGCCACATCCTACGAACCATACAAACAACCACAATCCCTCCCAATCACAACTCCAACAGGACTTTCTGCAATCCCAGTTCCCTCCGGCACATCTGGAATCACCTACACTGATGCAGGCGGACAGGCATGGATTGCTGACGAGATTGACTTTAGCAGAGGGAAATATGTGCGAAGGGTGTGGAAAGGCGTATTTGATGGAAACAGTGATGAAGAATGGGGTGAACATTGGAGAGAAGGAACATATACAACAAGAATAAAATGGAGTGATTTAGTTTTACCTAGAAAAATCTTGTGCAATCAATATATTTATGGAAATGGTATAGGTCAATTTGATTCTTTACTGGATAATGGTCAATTACATTTGTATTTTAATTATGACAATGGAACTATCGGAATGGATGCCTTTAAAGCATTAATTGCATCAAATCCAATCAAAGTAATGACATACTTAGATACTCCAATCGAAACAGACCTAACAGAAGCACAAATACAGGCATACAAATCACTTACTACTTTTAAGCCGACAAGCATCATTTCAAACGATGCAGGTGCTCAGATGGAAGTTGAGTATGCGTGTGACACAAAAACGTGGGTGACAAATAAAATCAATACATTAATTAAGGAAGCAACTACTTCATAGTGGTTGCTTTTTTGATACCAAAAATTACAAAAAATGCACTCATGCGATAAATGGGAGAACTCAGCAGGAGCGACCTGCGATAACAAAAGCGTGAGTAACGGAGGTAATTATGACAAGAGAACAGGTTTTAAAACTTTTTCCAGAAGCTACAGAGGAACAGATTACAAATCTTCTGAACCAGAGCAATGCAGAACTGGAAAAGGAAAAGACTAAAACAAAGGCATATAAAGCCGATGCTGACAAAGCAAAAGAGTTGCAGACCAAAATTGATGAACTGGAAACAGGCAATCTCACCGAGATCGAAAAGGCTAACAAAGCATTAGAGGAAGCAAACAAAACCATTGCTGACATGCAGAAAAAAAATGCAATCCGAAATCAGCGTGAACAGGCTATGTCCAATTTCAAGATTGATGCAGAACAGGCAAAAAAAGTTGTCAAAGACGATGGAACTCTGGATTATGAGGCTCTTGGAAAAATTATCACTGATAAAGAAACAGCTTCCGCACAGGCAAAAGAAAAAGAAATTGCTGACGGTGGCACAAATCCAGGCGGAGGTTCTGGCAGCGGAAGTGGAAGTGGCGAAGAAAAAACAGCAGATGTGTTAAATGCAGAAAGTATTTCATTTGGAAATGCAACAGCATCTGCCGAAACTAAAAATCATTATGTGATTTAGGAGGTACATCATGGGAAAACCTATTGTAAGAGATTTTTCACAAAGTAAAGGTATTTTAAAATACTTTCCTTATGAGGGAGCTGCTTGTGTAGTTCCTCAGTCTATGGTATCTGCGGCTGACGGTAACGGCCAGAAAATTGTAAAGGCAGGAACACCATATCCGAGCAACGATGCAAAGTGCCTTGGTTACATTCTGGAAGATGTAGATGTAACTATGGGAGATGCACCCGGAACCTATGTATATCAGGGTTCTATTGACAAAACAAAAGTGACAGCAAATGGAGTAACCGTAACGGATGAAGCGAAAGCTGCAACGCCACGAGTTACTTTTTTTGATTAATGAAAGAGAGGTATAAACAATGCCAGCATTACCATTAAGCGAAGCGTTTACTGCCAGAAGTCTGGGAGTAATGTGGGATAACTATGAGAAAACATTAGGTTCTGCACCATATCTTGGCAGACAGAAGTTTGGAACAAGAAAACAGGACGGATTAAATCTGAGATTCATTAAAGGAAAATCTGGACTTCCAGTTTCCTTAAAAGCATCTAACTTTGACGCACAGGCAGAGTTAAGAGATGTTGGAGGTTTCTCCGATATTCAGAACAACATGCCATTCTATCGTGAATCTTACATGGTTACTGAGGAAGAGGAACAGATGTATGACAATTACAGAAGTTCCGAGAACACCAGTCTTGCGAACGATGTTCTGAGAGAAATCAGTAAAAAACCTATGATTCTGATTGATGGCGCATTGGCAGTACCAGAGAGACAGATTTGGAATCTGCTTGCTCCGGCAGACGGTATTCCGAAAGTCCCGGTAACAATCGGCGGTAAGAGTTATTACATTGATTACACCGATGATGATGGTGTGGCACATAAGAAAGACCACTTTGTTGATATTTCCGCAGGTGAAACCGACAAATGGTCCGCATCAGCAACAGCAACACCGTTAGATGATTTGATTCAGACAAGACGCGATTTCGCAAAGAAAACAGGTTATTCACTGACCAGATTCACCATGAATACAGAAACATGGGAATATGTTCTGAAAGCAGAGGACACAAAGAAACAGGTTCTCGGAATCACTGCTTACAATGGCGGTATTCGCTTGCAGCAGTCACAGGTAACTGAGTATCTGCGTGGATATGGCATCGAGATTGAGGTATACGACAAACTGTATATCGACCCAACAGACAATAAGACAAAATACTTTGTTCCTACAGGTATTGTATCTTGCCAGTCTGGCGGTATCTATCTCGGCGATTATGTATTCGGAAAAACACCAGAAGAGAGAAGTGGAAGCCTTACAGACGGAAACCTGTCTATTGTTGAAACTGGTATTTCTGTATACACATATGCTACAAACCATCCAATCAATACACATTGTGTTGTATCCATGATTGGTCTGCCTACATTTGAGGGAATGGACAGCGTTGTTGTTATGAAAGTTGCGTAGGAGGTGTGTGCTGATGATTGCAGAATACACAATGAAGCGTAATGGGAAATGGTATAAAGCAGGTGACGAAGTGCCGGAGATTAATGCTCCGGCATTTTCTGATTCCAGATATACAAAGACAGACATCAACCGAATGAGCGTTTCTGATCTGCGTCAGATTGTTATGGGTACTGGCGTTGAAAATGCGGACATTATGACCGGGGCAGAAATGAAAGAGTAT